GATATTTGAAGTATTGGATGCTTTGGAGGACTAATGGTTGATTTCGGGTATGCGTTTTCTGTTATCCTGGTTCTTTGTATCGGAATAGTTTGCATACTTGGAACGGTTAAGTTGTTTCTCAAGGTTTGCAATTATATTGATCGAATTCAGAAAAAGAAAACCGGAGAACACGACAGGTTTGAAAAACTGAGGACGTATGCGGCAGCAAGACTTGTGGATAGAGCGTGGAGTAGATATAGTCAAGAATGGTATCCAGATTTTTCAGAATCGGCACTAGATATTTTGGTCGGAGATCCTATCGACTTTCCGAAAGGATCAGAAGGCTATCAAAAGCGGATGGATCGACTTTATGATATGCTAACAAAATAAATTAATCCCGGCGTGGCGGAATGGCAGACGCGGTGGACTTAAAATCCAATGTCGAAAGACGTGAGGGTTCGAATCCCTCCGCCGGGACCTTTTATATTTAAGGAGTTCCTGATGAATGGTTGGAATTCCGCAGATGGATATTTGCAGATCTTCCTTATTCGGAACTCATCACGGGTTGCACGGAATCAATTTCGGGGTAAATTATGATTATACGTTTATCAAACATTCAACCGGGATATTGCGAAGTTTATTATTACAAAAATTCTGATAAGGCTGAGAATTGTTCGATATTTGAAGGCTTCGTTAGTTTGCGAGACTTGGACATTGCAGTTGATTTCGAAAAAGACGAAATAAAGACTGTTAAGCGTTGGTTTGCATTCCCTGACAACGAAAAAATTCCTACAAATTCTGTTGGATATCCTACACGACAACTTGCTATAAGGGCTCTGAACGAGTACTATATGATGTTCGACGAATGGGAGAACTAATGATCAAGAAGAATAAGGTAGATTCGATTATTATATCTTGGAGTTATGACGATAAGGGGGATGGTATCGTTACGATTGGAGATAAAGATCCCCTGGGAATTGAGCAGAGAATCCGTATTTTGGAGGCTTTTCCGGGAGAGTTGGGACTTAAGTTCTTGAAAAATCTCGGGGTGGAATTTTCTAAGTAGCTTGCTAGAAGGGAGTCGTAGATTTGAGCAGTCTGCGGCTCCCTTTATATTTTCTAGGTGTTTTTGTTTTAATGGAAGGTGAAAAATGGGAAAAATCTTTATCGGTGGGTATTATCGTGACATTGATCCTAATTCTTATCCTCGACCTCATGGAGAAATGGTATATATGATCAACGGAAGAAGATACAAGATGATCAATTGTCATTTTGAGAAAAGTGTGCTTCGTGGATACAATACTCATAAGAAAAAGTGGTTTGATTTGTTCGAGGGGTATGTTCAAATGGATGGGGCGATGCCGATTGGAGCGGAAATCATCGAGGGTGAATATTAAAGTAAAAGTTTAAAAATTTTCGACATTTTGCTCTCAAAAACCTTGCGCTAAAAAAGTTTAAAAATGACGATTTTTGGCGAAAAAATGACAAAAATGATAAATTTTAAGAATTCGCGAAAAAAACATGGTTCCGACTTTTCGTAAAAACGGTTGAATTGTGAAGATTTGTTTCCATATGGAAACCAAATCTCGCGAATTTTGCAAAAAACGGTATTTTTCAACTTTTTTAGCGCAAGGTTTTTTTCGACCAAATTTATACTTCTACCTGCATTTTTATAAAAATTTTATTAAAAAATCAGAAAAAGTCCATATTAATGGGAGTGAGGGTAAAAATCTATAATTAAATAAACACGTACTTTTTTGCAAAAATGATATTTTCTTGCAAAATTCGCGAATTTGAGGAGAATTATGACAAAGAGTGAATGGCATAAAAATTTTGTTCGAAGAATAAGAAATTTGATGTATAATAGATTGCTTACAGAAGCTGATTTATCAAGACTGTCTAATGTCAGTAAGGTAAATGTCTATAGATATTTAAATCAAGGGAGAGTTCCTGATTGCATTACAATTGTTAATTTCGCACAAGCGTTAGATGTTGATACAGACACGCTAATTAATTTTGGAGAATATGTTGTCGATGATCCGATAGAAGGGATTGATATTTATGAAAGTTTCAGACGAGGAACTTCGGCGCAGAGCTGAAACGAAAAAACTTCGCATGGAAGACGAAGAGGCTAGAAAAAAGAAGTTCGGAGAGAACCTTTTGAGACTGATCAAGGCATGCGGATTGTCACAAAGTAGGATCTGTCGAGAGACAGGAATCGATCCAAATGTTCTTTATAGATATTCTCGAGGTTGGACATCTCCGAAGGCTTATAACGTGGTTTTATTGGCAAAAACGCTAAAAGTCAATTTTTGGGATTTATACCCCTTATAAAACCGCAGGTAAAAGGGCCCTCGCGAAAAAAACATGGTCTTTTATGAAGGGAAGGAGCAATGTGCTCCGAAAAATAACATGATTTGTTATTTTTTGCGACGATTCGAAGGGAGATCCATGGGTTATGTCAGGAAAATTGGAAAGTTCGTTTCAAGCAAATTTAATAAAAGAGCTTAAAAAGATATTTCCAGGTTGTATTGTTCTTAAGAATGATCCGGATTACATTCAGGGTTTCCCCGATCTTTTAATTTTATTTAACGACAAGTGGGCTCTTTTAGAATGTAAAAGATCGTCCTCTGCATCAAAAAGACCAAACCAAGAATTTTATATTTCGAAAGCTAAAGAAATGTCGTTTGGAAGTTTCATATGTCCGGAAAATAAAGAGGAGGTACTTCGTGAACTTCAATCCGCATTACGAGCTTAAGGACAAGCATGCTTTTCTTGGAGCAAGTAAGTACAGTTGGCTTAATTATGACGAAGATCACCTCGTTCGGGCATACGAAAGATATTTTGCAAAGGAGTACGGAACTCGTTTGCATGGGTTTGCCAAGGATGCAATTGAGTTAAGACAGAAACTTCCGGCAAATAAGCAAACTCTTAATCAGTATGTCAACGATGCAATTAAGTATAGAATGAAGCCGGAGCAGCCTTTGTTCTATTCTTATAATTGTTTCGGAACTGCTGATGCTATTTCGTTTAGACGAAACGTGTTGAGGATTCATGATCTAAAGACGGGAACTACGCCGGCCCGAATGGAGCAACTTATCATTTATGCGGCTTTGTTCTGTTTGGAGTATTCTGTTGATCCAAAAGATATTTCGATAGTTTTGCGAATTTATCAGAATAACGATTATCAGGAGTATGAACCCACTTCTGCCGAAATAAAAGACGTGTGTGAAAAGATCATCAAGTTTGATAAGATCCTTACGAGAATACGATTGGAGGAATAGGCGTGAACGATGTTGTAGAAGATATTTTGTGCCATTACGGTGTTAAGCGTCGCTCTGGTCGGTATCCTTGGGGTTCTGGAGATGATCCTTATCAGCATAGTGGCGATCTGGCAAGTCGGTTTGACGAGCTTAAGAAGAGTGGTCTTAGTGAAGTTGAAATAGCAAAAGCTATGGAATTTCCTAGCACTACTGAACTTCGAGCAGCAGTAAAGCAAGCGAAACACGAGCAAAAGCGTCTTCAGGTCGAAAGAGCGAAGGCCCTTCGTGATGATGGTCTAAGCGTTTCTCAAATCGGTCGGGAAATGGGTGTTAACGAGTCTACAGTTCGCTCATGGTTTAACGAGAATCGAGCAATCAATCAGAGACGGGCTGAGAAGGCCGCTGACGCCATTAGAGACGAACTCAAGGAAAAGCACGCCATCGATGTCGGAAGTGGCGTAGAACGCGAATTAGGCATCTCTCAGGGCAAACTTGACGAAGCCTTGCGAATTCTTGAGGCCGAGGGCTATGTAGTTGAGGGAATTGGTATTCCTCAGGCTACAGATAAGACTAAGAGAACAACGGTTCGAGTAATTCACGACAAAGATATTTCAACGAGAGAACTTTATCAAGATTATTCTAAAATTCAAAGTCTTAGCGATTATTACTCTCCGGATGGAGGAGAGCATTGGGATAAGAGAAAATACCCTGCTTCAATTGATTCGAGTAGAGTCAAGATTAAATACGGAGATGAAGGTCCTAAAGGAGACACTGGTTCTGATAAAGATGGCGTTATAGAAATTCGTCCTGGCGTAAAAGACCTTGATCTTGGCAATTCCCATTACGCACAGGTTAGAATTCTTGTCGACGGAACACATTATCTAAAGGGAATGGCAATGTATTCTAATGATATTCCCGATGGATACGACATTGTGTTTAATACAAACAAGAAAAAGGGAACGCCTATGATCGAGGGCGACAAAGGCGTACTTAAGCCGATTAAGGACGACCCAGATAATCCCTTTGGCGCATATATTAAGCGAAATGGACAGAGTTTATATCCTGATCCTAAAGGGAAATATACCGATCCGGTCACAGGTGAAAAATGTTCCCTTTCTGCCATAAACAAGCTCAAGGAAGAAGGAGACTGGGACAAGTCAAGTCGAAATCTGTCTCAGCAGTTTTTATCAAAGCAGCCTATGCAGTTAATCAACCAACAGCTTAGTGCGACTCTTGCGGATTATAAATCTGAGTATGATGATATTTTGAAGATTCCTAATCCGACGGTCAGAAAGAAGATGCTACAAGAATTTGCAGGAGAATGCGATTCTGCTACTATTCATTTAAAGGCTGCTGCTCTTCCTCGTCAGGAGACCAGAGTTATTCTTCCAGTTACCCAACTTAAGGATAATGAGATTTATGCTCCATACCTTAAGAATGGAGAAACGGTATGTCTTGTTAGATATCCTCATGGCGGAACCTTTGAGATTCCAGAATTGACTGTAAACAACAGAAACCCTAAAGTTAAGAGTATTTTAGGAAACGCCGTTGATGCAGTTGGAATTAATTCAAAGGTTGCGGAAAGACTTTCTGGTGCAGATTTCGATGGCGATACTGTAATAGTAATTCCAACAAACAGTAAAGTACGCATTAAAACAAGCAAACCTCTGGAAGGTCTTAAGGATTTTGATCCCAAGTCAGAGTACCCTTATCATGAAGGCATGAAAGTTATGACCAAAGCCCAGACTCAAAGCGAAATGGGCAAGGTTTCTAACTTAATTACCGACATGACTTTAAGAGGAGCCCCTGAATCAGACATTGAAAAAGCGGTTCGCCATAGTATGGTTGTAATTGATGCGCATAAGCACAAGCTTGATTGGAAGCAGTCTGAAATAGACAACGACATAGCCACACTAAAGAAAAGATGGCAGCCTAAGTATGATTCAGAAGGTAATGTTGTTGGTAGTGGTGGAGCATCGACCCTTCTATCTAGAAGGAAACAATCCGTTTCTGTACCAGAAAGAAGAGGCTCTGCAAGAGTAGATCCTGAAACTGGTAAGTTAATTTACAAGGAATCTGGCAGAGAATACACAGATGCAAAGGGCAATACCGTTAAGGCTATGCAAAGAGTGCCTCTCATTTCTACAGTTGACGACATGATGACACTGTCTACAGGAACTAAACCTGAGAATGCATATGCCAGATACGGTAACCAAATGAAGGCGCTTGCTGATCAAGCTAGAAAAGAGTCAGCTAACACGAAGCCTTTAAAGTACAGCCCCACCGCAAACAAAGCGTACAAACAAGAGGTTGATGAACTATTACGTGCTTTAGCTGTAGCGGAAAAGAATGCTCCTAGAGAAAGAAGAGCTCAAGCTATAGCCAATTCTGTAATCAAGGCTAAAATACAGTCCAATCCAGAACTATCTGAGCCTGCAAACAGGAAAGATTTGGCTAAAGTTCGTTCTTCTGCTATAGACGACGCTAGAGCAGTTGTTGGTGCAAGTGGTAGAAATACTCGAATCCATGTTACTGAGAATCAATGGAAAGCAATACAAGCAGGTGCAATAAGCGATCATAGATTGCAAAGTATTCTTAGGTACATGGATGATGAAGAAGTTAAGAAACTTGCAATGCCAAAGGCTACTACAACTCTATCTACGGCTAAGCAGAATAAGATTAAGCATATGCAAAACATGGGCTATACAATAGCTGAGATAGCAGAGAACATGGGCTATTCAACCAGCACTATCTCTAAGTACTTAACGTCTTCTTAAGGAGGTGAATGCTATGGCTCAGTGTATGCTCACTACAGTTGACAATCCTTACGATCCGTTCGATCAGTTCGATGAGTGGTTCAACTATGACATGGACTTGGGTTACAATTCAAGTGCTTACTTAGCAAGGATCGCATTCACTTC